GGCATCGCCCCAGACCCCGTCAGCCTGGGTACCGATCACGGACTGCACGTACTCGATCCCGAAGGGGAACTGCCGCCCGCCCCAGGAGCTGGCGGCTACGACGGCATAGATACGCTTCGTTGTATCGGGACCGACGACATTGTCAGCGGTCGCGCCGACCGCAGCCTGCAGCGCCGTGACATCGGTGTAGCCCGATGCCGTGGCCGCGTCGCCGTAGTGCGGTCGGATGACCGCGCACACCGAGGACCAGTCTCTGGTCCTACGCCACACGCCGCCGCCGTTCGACTGCGAGCCCGCAGCGCCGGACGACGTATTGAATTCAATCGTCTGTATCCATCCGCCGTAATTGGCCTCAACGATTCCGACGTGGTCGGCGATGCCGTCGTCGTCCCAGTCGAAGCAAACCAGGTCTCCGGGCGCTGCCTGGGTCATGGGGGAGACGAGTCGGCCTTCGCGCGCGGCTGCGTTGATCCCGTAGGGGACATAGGCGAAGTCCCCGCCGGGCAGGACAGACTTGTCCTCATCGTCGGTCGCGCACCATGACGCGCCCATAGCGCAGAACGGCACGCCCGACGTGCCGTAGTATGCGCCGTGGCGCTTTGCGTACCAGCGACCGTACTTCGACCCCTCTTCGGGGTCATCCCAGCGCGTGTAACCAATTTCGCCGGCTGCCCATGCGAGGACGTTCTGTGCGGTCATGCTCATCGCGCGGCCTCCGTCTGCTCGTAGGGGATGTAGATCGGGGCAACGACGTCGGGCGGCGTATCCGTCGCGGGCGTCATCGAAGCCATGAGCTGCTCAATGGTCGGTTCCATTTGTTTCTCCTCTTGGGTGTAGGAAAGCCCCCGGACGGGCTTGTCCGAGGGCGTGAAAGATCAGGTGGGGTGTCAGTAGCCGATCGCGGTCCACGAGTAGGCGTGACGGCCAGCGGTCGTGACCCCCGGCAGCATCGCACGGAAGCCATTCCTGGTCATCGAGTCAAGGCAGAACTGCTGGGCATTCTTGAAGTTCCAGCCTCCCGACCCCGTCCCATACAACGGCGTGAGCGTGACAGATACGCACTCGGTCGGGAAAGGCGTCTGGAATGTCACAAAGTCAAGATATAGATTCCCGAACGCAACCTCCGTCGCCGATGTCGCGACCCTGCCCGCCTTGATGAGGCCATTCCGCACGCCGGCGCTCAGGCCACTGCCGACAGGCACGTCTCCTGTCGCCGCCAGCTCCATCTGCAGATTCGACTCGCCCGACCAGCGACGACCATCCCACACGCGGATAGCGTTCAGATCGGTCCTCCAGACATACACAGGCTGCGCAGGGGACGCGTTGAGGCCCACGCCCGCGAGCGCGGCGACGTACTGGGAGGCAGCGGTCTCGGACGCGCAGGCCTTGTACGAAGGAATGGACAATGACAGGTCGAGGAGATCCTGTCGGCGGGCCGGGTCGGTAGGGGAGGGCACCTTGTGTCCGCGCTGGTCCTGGTAGCTCATTGCGCACGCCTTTCTACGGGTTTAACTGGGAGCGTTTCTGTGTAGTCGATGTGGAGGGCCGCGCTATCGCCGCCCTTGATGATGCCGCCATAGGCCGCGCCGACGAGCGCGAGGCCAGCGCCAGCGGGGATCGTCTTTGCCAGGGCCGTGATGTCGACCTGTGCCTGCGCGGCGCTCACGTTGATCGTCTGCGTCGCGCCGATGGGCTGCGGACCCGACTCCGAGTAGGCGGCGGGCTGAATCACGAGCGCCCAGGGCGGGACGTGCGCCGCGGGTCGGACAGTGAGCAGCGCTCGGGTGATTGTGATTGTGCCGAGTGCTTCGAGCTGGCGCCCATAAGTGATGAGGCCCCGGAGCCGCTGGCCTGCGGGGTTGGTGCCCTGCCAGGCTCCGCCGTCTCCGTACCGCGACCAGCCGCCGGGTATCCAGGTGCCCATCCACTGCGGCGTGAGCACCGCGTGCCGTGCGACCGGCTTAGGCTCGGGAGTTTTCGGGACCGCCGGGAGCGGCCCTTCGGGTGACGGGGCAGGCCCGAGCGCATGGACGGGACGGCCCGTGTCCGGATCGAGGAGCACGTGCGCGGTTTTCACTCCCGCCCAGTTGACGGCGGTCGCGGGAATCTGGACCCCGGCGCCTCCGTACAGGGAGACAATGAGCTGGCGCCCTCCTTCGACGAGGTCGACGATCCGCGCGATCGCCGTCGTTGACCTGTCCGACCCGTACCTGGGAGGCAGATCATCCGGCGTAGAGGAGATCAAGTCCATGACGCGGACCGTCATAGCGTCACCTCCACGTCGGTTTTCTGCGTCCCCTTGTACGTGAGGGGAACTTCGTAGGCGGTCACGAGGCCCCAGAGGGTTTTCGGCTCAGCAGCTAGGACAGGCTGCGTGACGATCTCGATAGGCTGATCGAGCGCGACGCGCGGATCCGGTGCGTGCTCCACTGGGACTTTGACTTTTCTGCGGATCGACTCAGCGAGCATCGCCTCAGCGGTTTTCCGTGCCTGCTCCTGCGACGTGATGAGCGGCGAGGAGAAGAAGCGGGGGACGATTCCGTAGGGTCCGTCGGTCCTCATCGGGCCAGTCGTCTGATCCGCGACCGCCTGGAACGCCGGCGCGCCCTCGTCGTGTCCGTCCTGGCCGCGCGCGACGACGCGGTTATATACCTTGTCGCGCGAGACCTGGGACGAGACGCCGATGACTGTGCCGTCCAGGTCGTCCGTGAGTCGCAGCTTCGGCTGCGAGACCGGCGGTGAGACCGGCGGGGTCACGTACAGGATGCCGTCGCCGCCCTCGCGGATCGACGCGGGCCATGCCTTCGCGATCTCGTAGACCGCGTCGATCCTGGACTCTCCCCATGTCATCGAGGGGCACCAGCGATCAACGAGGCCGGTGTCGATCACGACGCCCATGTGCCCGCCGACCAGGCGACGGATCTCGGATGCGAGCGTTCCGTTCCACATGGGGGAAAGCGGCGTCGTTAGCCTGTCCTCTTCGAGGCGGTGCATCAACGATTTGCCGGTCACCCGCACTGTCGAAGGCCCCGGATCGACTGATGTGATGATGAATCGTCCGAGTTGGACGTCCCACCATCCGCCGCCGGGGATCACCGACGCGATCGTCAATGAGACGTGGAGCGTCTGACCGAAGCACGCGAGCGGGTGTGACGGGTCCGTTGGATCCCAGTCCCTCCAGGACTCATCCTCACTCGCCGACCCGACGCGCGGGACTGTGAGCGAGAGCGAGCCCTGCACCTGCTGAGTCGCGTCCCAGGAGACCGAGCCGTCCTCGACGGGTACCTCACCGAGATACTCGTCGCCTAGCCACGACTCGACCGTCGCCTGCAGCGTGTACGCGGAGTGCAGTAGGTCGTCTGGGATGCGCGCGTCCGGGCCGGTCAGGCTCATCTCTCCTCCTGCCAGATCGTGCGATCAAAGCCCTCCCACGTGAGGCGGCGCGCGTCGAGCGCCTGCCACGTGATCGCGCGACCGTCGAAGTCAGCCCACGTCGAGATAGCGAGGAGAGTCGATGCCTGCGGCAGGGACGTGATCGTGCCCTTGATCGTCCATGTGCGCTCCGCGACGTCGATCCTTGGGGCGCGCTCCATCGAGACGGATGTCGGTGACATGAGCGTCACGAGGACGACGTCGCACACGCCTGCCTGGCACTGCACGCAGTGCTCAGGGTTGTGGAACAGTGCGACTGGGGTCGGCGTGCCCAGCAGGAGATCGAGCGCCGGAGTATCCCGCCGGTTCGTGCGCGCCGTCAGCGAGACGGTGCCCGCGCCCATCGTCGGCGCATACACCATGACCGGCGTCGGCCTTCCGGGCACCTCGTGCTCGGTGACTCTCATCTTCTTCTCGCGCTGATCGGTCCCCTGCCAGAGCAGGTTGACCGGCATTTTGCCTGCCGTATCCGTCATGAGGGACAGTCCGCGCCAGCGGCGCACGACCGGCGATGACTCCACCTCGACGCCCCGCGACGTCGTCAGCCTGTACCGGAACTCTGTGTTGATCGGCGCGAGAGAATCGCCGATCACCCACTGCTTGCCTGTTCCCGTCCACACGCCCGCGCGGGGGATCCACTTGAAGCCCGTCGCGGCGACGCCTTCGACGTAGCATGCCGTGCCCGCAGGTGCGAGCGCCGCCGGGATGACGACCTGGACTCGCGGGGCCTGGCCGTCCTCGACGACCGCGACCGGCTCCCGTGTCATATCCAGCGCGGCCTCAACCTCGCGCGATGTAGACAGACCCTTCGAGCCCGTCCACTGGTGAGTGATCGCGCGCTGGGTGTAGCCGATCCTCTGCTGAGGTGTGTCCCCGTCGAAGAAGGCCGCAGCGTCAGCGACAGCCTCCTCGACGGTCGCCGCCGCAACGATCATCACGTCGTCCAGGTGTAGCCACCCTGGCTTGTTATCGCGCGCGCCCGAGGTGTAGACATCGAAGCGCACGCG